TCATAATGCGGCTCGATTGCTAAAGTTACTTTAGCCTTGTAGCCCCTTAAACCTGCTGGTCTGTCAATAGTATCCGCCTTGTGTTGCGCCCGTGCTTTGTGTTGCTTACGGGTCAGCGTTGGAACCTCGCGCCCTGCCCTCAAGTAAACGTCCCGTGCTTCTAAACTTTTTATTTGCTTCGCCATTATCTGTTCCTTTAGTGGTTACCATTATGGTCTTATGTTTCTACGTTTGATGTATCCATAATAGACCCTTGACAATACACTGCTTACACAATAACGACACTGGCATATCTATTAACGACAATGGTATGCATAGGGCTTACTGCTACTACTATACTAGTGTCATGCCTATGTATACCCAAGGCTCTCAGGTATGCCCAAAGGCTACCCGCATGCACTCCCACACTTGCCCAAAGTAAACCGATGTTAACACTGGTAGCCCAAAGGTTCCGCATGTTCCACTGATGGCTACTGGTGTATGACATGCGGAGCCTAACCATGCCGCATGTATAACCTGTGTATAACTTATGTATAACATGCGGAGCCTGTGGGTAACTATGTGCAAAACCTGTGGATAACTTTGGGGACGGGGGGGTGCTGGGGAATCGCAGGATTGTTACTGTACCCGCCAGCATACAAAATAGTAGCAAATGGCCCTTAGGTGCTGACATAACAATAGTATACTAAGGGCGCATAAGACGACACAAGCAGTACATAACCTACTGACACATAAGGCAATACATAAGTATTGACACAAGAAGCAATAAGTAGCTAAAAGGACAAGCCCCTAGTGTCCAAAGTGTACAAACTCGACACGAGCTAAGTGTCCAAAGTACATTACTTAAAAGATATAGTAAATAAAGCTTGACTTTTGGTTTAGAATATGATATAATAAGAAGTATACTAAGTTATAAATTACTAGCTACTAGATAAAGCTACTTAAGACTACTTAAGAACCCTTTAAGATTAAACTTTAAAGAATATAATTAAAGTAAATCCTAAAGATGCTTAAGTATACTTAAGTACTCTAAGGAGCATTATGTGAGTGTTGTGTCAAATAATAATGATAATAAAAAAATAGAACCAAAAGTAAAAGAAACAAAAGTAAAACCAAAAGGTAGACCTAAGAAATCTAAGATATTGTCAAAGACAACAGGCTCCCGTAACAAAGTAGGCCGTCCCAAAGGTGATGCTTCAATCATCAATGACTATAAAGCTAGGATGCTTGCCTCTCCAAAGTCAAGGAAGGTCTTAGACTCTATATTGTCAGCAGCCTTGGATGATGATCATAAGAATCAAGCAGCGGCTTGGAAGCTCTGTATGGATAGATTACTGCCCGTTAGCTACTTTGAGAAAGATAAGGCAACTGGTGGCAAGAGTGCAATCAATATATCTATTACAGGTGTGGGTGGAGAAACTACTATCATCTCAGGCGGCAACGAAGAGCCTATTGAAGGAGACTACATTGATGTCGAGTGATATAGATCAAGACTTAACCTACTTCTCTAGGTCAGAGTTCTCGTGTCAGTATACGGGCGAGAATAAGATTGAAGATAGTCTATTGCTAAAAATAGACGAGCTTAGGGAGCGATGTGGTTTCCCTTTCATTATAACAAGCGGTTATCGTTCACTTGCTCATCCAATTGAAAGAGCTAAAGAAACAACTACAGGTACTCATGCCCAAGGCATTGCTGCGGATATTAAAGTAGTCGATGGCATCCAAAGGTTTAAGATTGTTGAGGAAGCCATTAAGATGGGCTTCACAGGTGTCGGAGTAGCTAAGACCTTTGTGCATGTTGACATCCGCGAGTTAGACACTAATGAATCTCCAGTCATGTGGTGCTATTGATTGACTGATCTAAAGGTAGAGCTACTACCGTGGCAGCAAACAGTCTATGAAGACAAGACACGCTTTAAGGTCATAGCAGCAGGTAGACGTACAGGTAAGTCACGATTGGCTGCTTGGGCTTTAATACTTAATTGTTTGTCAGCCAAGAAAGGTCAGGTGTTCTACGTTGCCCCTACACAGGGTCAGGCTAGAGACATTATGTGGCAAATGCTCCTTGAGCTTGCACATCCTGTCATTTCCTCTAGCCATGTTAATAACCTACAGATCAAGTTTATTAATGGTGCATTGCTCACACTTAAGGGCGCTGATAGACCAGAGACCATGCGTGGTGTCAGCCTTAAGTTCCTAGTGATGGATGAGTACGCAGATATGAAGCCAGAGGTGTGGGAGCAAATCCTACGTCCTGCACTTGCGGATCAGAAGGGTGATGCAATGTTCATTGGTACGCCAATGGGACGCAATCACTTCTATGATCTATATCAGTACGCAAGCATTAGTAAAGATGATACATTTGTAGGATACCACTTTACAAGCTTTGATAACCCCTTGCTTGACCCTGAAGAGATTAGAGCCGCTGAGAAATCAATGTCAGCCTTTAGTTTTAGACAGGAGTTCATGGCATCCTTTGAGGCTCATGGCAGCGAGCTATTTAAGGAAGATGATGTTAAATTTAGTGAGGAAGAACCTAAAGATGGTGACTATTACATTGCTGTCGATTTGGCAGGATTTGCAGACGTACAGAAAGTCACTACCAAGACTAAACGCCTTGACCAAACGGCTATTGCTGTGGTTAAAGCAGGTGTTGATGGCTGGTGGGTTGCTAATATCATACATGGGCGATGGGGTGTTGAAGAGACAGCCAGAAGGATCTTTGAAGCAGTCAGAGACTACAAGCCTTTAGCCGTAGGTATTGAGAAAGGCGCACTAAAGAATGCTGTGCATCCCTACCTAAATGATCAGATGAAGAAGAATCAACGGTTCTTTAGAGTGGAAGAGCTTACACACGGCAATAAGAAGAAGATAGACAGAGTTGTATGGGCTTTACAAGGCCGCTTTGAGCATGGTAACATTTCCTTAAACAAAGGTAAGTGGAATGCACAGTTTTTAGATGAGTTATTTCAGTTTCCAAATCCATTAGTTCACGATGACTTGATAGACGCCTTAGCCTATATAGATCAGCTTGCAAAAGTATCATATGCTTTCGACTATGAAGAAGAAGACTACGAATTCCTAGACAAATACGCAGGGTATTAACTATGTTAGAAGATAAAGAGAACTTTGCTACAGAACAACACCTAGAAAACTGGGTAATACAGAAGTGTGATGGGTGGCGAGATCATTTTGAAGCTAACTACTCACAAAAGTTTGATGAATACTACCGTCTATGGCGTGGTCATTGGTCAGCTGAAGACCGTACTCGCGCCTCAGAGCGTTCCAAGATCATTTCCCCCGCCCTACAGCAAGCAGTTGAGTCTTCAGTAGCAGAGTTAGAGGAAGCTACCTTTGGTCGTGGTAAATGGTTTGATATTAAAGATGATATACACGACCAACAGCCTGAAGATATAGCTATGTTGCGTCAGCACCTTGATGATGACTTTAAAACAAACAAAGTACGCAAAGGTGTAGCTGAATGCTTAATCAATGCTGCTGTATTTGGTACAGGCATTGCTGAAGTAGTGCTAGAGGAAGTAAAGGAGATGGCTCCTGCTTCTCAACCCGTGTTAGGTGGGGAGCTACAGGCCGTTGGTGTTACCATACGTGACCGAACCTGCGTTAAGTTACGTCCTGTGATGCCTCAGAACTTCCTAATAGACCCTGTAGCTACTGATATTGATTCAGCTTTAGGATGCGCTATAGATGAGTTTGTATCTTCACATTCAGTAGAGCAACTACAGGAAAGTGGTGTATATCGTGAGGTAGATATAGTAGCAGCTACTCCAGACTTTGACATAGAGCCTGATCAAGACTTAACTCGCTATGATGATGATAAGGTTCGTCTTACTAAGTACTATGGTCTTGTGCCGCGTCACTTGCTTGTCAAAGCAATGGAAGATGAGAACTCAGAAGATGAGTCATTTGTTGAGCTAGATGAAGATGCAGATAGCTCCTACTATGTTGAAGCTGTTGTTGTTGTCGCTAATGGTGGCACATTGCTTAAAGCCACTGAAAACCCATACATGATGCAGGATCGTCCAGTAGTGGCATTCCCGTGGGATGTAGTCCCTAGCAGATTCTGGGGCAGAGGCGTATGTGAGAAAGGATACAACAGTCAAAAGGCATTGGACGCTGAACTACGCGCTAGGATAGACGCTTTAGCATTAACCATACACCCAATGATGGCAATGGATGCTTCCCGTATGCCTAGAGGCGCTAAACCTACAATCCAGCCAGGAAAAACTATACTAACCAATGGCAACCCTTCTGAGATACTACAGCCATTTAACTTTGGTCAAGTCAATCAGATTACCTTTGCACAAGCACAAGCTCTACAGACAATGGTACAGACAGCTACAGGTGCTATTGATTCCGCTGGCATAGCTGGGTCAATCAATGGTGAGTCCACGGCCGCTGGTGTCTCTATGTCGCTAGGTGCTATCATTAAGCGCCATAAGCGTACCTTGATTAACTTCCAAGAAGCATTCCTAATACCTTTCGTTACTAAGGCAGCATGGCGTTATATGCAGTTTGAGCCTGAGATGTATCCAGTAGCTGACTACAAGTTCCATACGTCAAGCTCTCTAGGTATCATTGCTCGTGAGTACGAAGTTACTCAGTTAGTACAGCTGCTACAAACCATGTCTCCAGACACCCCTATGTATCCTAAGCTGGTTATGTCTATTATTGATAACATGAACCTAAGCAATCGTGAAGAGCTTATTCAGGTACTTGAGCAAGCTAATACTCCTAACCCCGAAGCTGAACAAGCGGCACAACAAGCAGCACAACAGGCACAGGAAGCTCA